GGATCATCTTTACAGCCGGGAGATATTTGGATTGACACTGATGACAACAATCAAATGTATGTTCGAAATGCTTCTAATAATGGTTGGACTAAAGCAAGAGATTCTTCTTTAATTAGTTTATACAATACTTTAAGTTCAACTGTATCAACCAACTCAACCAATATAGCAACGGCTCAAGGTGATATTATTACTTTAACTACAGACACTTCTGCTAATGCTTCAGCTATTACAAACTTACAAAGTTCACTAACTACAACCAACTCAAATGTAAGTGCAAACAGTTCTTCTATTTCTAGTTTAACTACACAAGTACAAAGTAACGACAATGACATTACATCAATATCCGGGTCATTAACAAGTTTAACTACTACTGTTAATACTATTAATGGAGACTATGCGACTGGCACAGCAGTAAATGCTTTGACCTCAAGGGTTAGTACAAATGAAGGTAGTATTACTTCGATTAATACTTCGTTAACTTCTTTACAATCTCAAATTACAGCAAATGATGGAGATATTACTGGTAACGCTACAGCAATAAGTGGTTTGGATACTAGGGTTACTTCGGCTGAAGGCAATATAACTGCTCAAGCAAGTTCAATAACTCAGCTACAAACCGATGTAGGAGATAACGAAGCTTCAATAACAACACTACAAACTACAACAGCTGATCTTGAGGGTTATGCTGATGCTTCATATGTTCTTCAGGTAAACTCTAATGGACACATTGCAGGATTTTTGGTCTCATCATCAACATCCCCAAGTGGTCAAACTACCAGTGATGTTGTTTTCCAAGCAGATAGATTTAGGGTTGTTGGCACTTCTGGTACTGGTGTTAGTACGCCATTTACTGTAGTTACCACACCTTTTACACAGAACGGTGAAACAGTCCCAGCAGGAACATACATAGAAACAGCTTACATACAAAATGGTGCTATCACTTCAGCTCAGATTGGAACTTTGAGTGTTGATAAACTGTTTGGTACTTTTGCAGACCTAACAACAGTTATTACTGGCAACCTATCAGCAGATAGAATACAGATTGATGGTGTAACCCTAGACACTGATGGCTCTGGCAATTTGCTTATTGCCAATGGTGGAATTTCAAACGTTCACATAAATGACTTATCAGCAGATAAAATTACTGCAGGCACAATAAATTCAGATAGAATTAATACCAATACTCTAGCGGTTAAACATTTTGCCAATGTATCTTCTAATATAGAAAGCCATATAGTCACTACTCCCAATCCAACCTATGTGCCTCTTCAAGTATTTGGTAGTGTTTTCCATCAACCCTCGTCTAACTTTACTACGATAGTCTCAACAGTGGGCACTTACTTACAAACATCTATATCGGAAGTAAGGAATGGAGCCAAGTATCAAGCTATATGGTCAGGTGTTTATGGTGACTGTACCAATGGTGTTTTGGAGTACAGTGTTGACAACACAAACTGGACTCAAGCAGCCGGGGGAATACAGAACGTGACCTTTGCCGCAGGAACATTTAGAACTTATGTTTTTGCTTACAATGGTACAATATCAGGATTAGGATCAACTGCCGATACAGTTTATTGGCGAGTAAGATGGATAACTAAATTAAGAACTACATATCAATCACTATATGTATTTATAGACAACACACAATAAGATGACAGAGTACACAATATACAACACAACTACAGGAGAGATAGGCACCTGTGGTGCAACTAATGCATCTCTTGATAAGATTAATTTAGAAGAAGGACAATCAATCATTGAAGGCATTTATCAAGCAGAGAAATACAAAATTATTGATGGACAACCAGTTGAACAGTCTATTTCAGTATGGGATTCAGCTAGACATCAAAGAAATAATTTATTGGCTGAATGTGATTGGACCCAATTACCAGACTCACCATTGTCAGATGCTGCTAAACTTGAATGGCAAAATTACAGACAAGCATTAAGAGATCTTCCAGAGACACATGAAGCGGTAAATTTAATTGATGAAGTTGTATTTCCAACCCCACCAAACCTTTGATACATAATATAAAAAGTGATATCTTACAAGAAAAATGTTAACCCGAGTTGATGTAAGAATTTACTGGGATTCCATAGCACCGGGATTGCGGGAAATAGAAAAACAAGCAAAACCCGAATGGAGACCAGAAGATATATACACAGCTATAGTAAATGGGATAGCAGAGCTTTATGTAGATGTGGAGCAAGATCCTTGTGAAAGCTTCATAATTCTGCAAGAAAAGCCAAGTATTTTTAAACCAACTAAATCATTATTGATTTGGGTGGCGTATGATAAAAGAGGTAATGCTGCTAGTAAATATATGGATTACATAGAAGATATGGCTAGAGAAAGAAACTGTAGAAAAATAGAGTTCTGGACACCTTGGTCAGGATTAGCAAAAGCATTATCTTATAAAGGGTATGAAACCAAACTATTAATAGTGGAGAAAGATTTATAATGTCAGGCGGCGGCGGATCAACAGAAATCAAAGATACAGCATCACAAAAGAAGCTAGCTGAAATAGCAGCTAGAAGATTTAATCTATATCAACAGTATTACGTTCCATTAGAAAATCAATATATGTCAGATGTTTTTTCTATGATGGACCCATCAGCCTTTCAAAGTATAGAAGGCTTTGTTACTGCATTACAACAACCAGAATTCCAATCAGCAAGAAGAAATATGCAACAACAAGCATTTGCTAGAGGTATGGATCCTACCAGTGGGCAATATCAAGCCAGAGCAGCTCAAATGCAACAAGCTCAAGCCGAAGGTATGGGTAGAGGAACCGCTGAAGCACTATCAGGACAAGTAGATAGGTACTACCAAGGAATGCAAAACATTATAGCAATGGGACAAGGACAAGCTGGTCAAGCTATGGCAGGTTTGGGAGAAGTAGGAGAGCTTGGTCAAAAGAGAGCTGCATCTATAGCAGAACAATCATTAGGAAGATATCAGGCTGGTTTGGGTGCTGCAGGCACTGCCGCTGGTCTTGGCTTTGGTTATTTTTCAAACAAACAGGGGAATAGTTAATGGCATTTCAACAACAACAACCTTATCAAACATACGGCATAGGTCAGTTCTATCAGCCACAAAATAATTTTTATGATATTCAAGATGGTCGAGCAGATCCAATGTCTTATTCAAGTAGCAGCTTATACGTTAATCCTTACAGAACAGGTGATCAATCAGCTCAAGAAACATTGGCTGATTTATATGAAGCTGAGTTTGAAGATTACCTCAGAAGATTCTTCCCGGTTGAGCAAGATCTTATTTATCAAATGACTGAAGGCTTTGGAGAGCTACAACAAGAAGAAATAGGCAGAGCACAACAAGCAGTAGCAAGACAATATGCCAATGTTAGGGGTCAAGAGATGAGAAGACAAGCTGGCTTCGGTTTAGGTTTAAGACCAGAAACACAAAGAGATTATGAAAGATCACAAACATCAGCAATAGTGGCAGCACAAAATTTTGCCCGCATGAGATCACAAGAAAGAAGAATGGAAGTAATGTCAGGGGGTCTTGGCAGTGCAATGAGAGAAAGGAGTGCGTTAGGTGGCTAGAGGATTATTAGGTATTGGTAGAGAGCAAAAAAGACAAGCCTTAGCTGGATTGTATAAATCTGCTCAATTAGAAGAACAAAGAGAATCATTGAACAGGCAAATTAAAGCTCAAAGAGAAGCGTCTGAAATGCAGGTTGCAGGAACAGTTGGTGGTATTAGTGCAGGAGCTTTGCTTACAGGTGCTGGAACAGGTGCAACTGCCGCAGCTGGAACAGGAACAGCAGCAGCAGGAACAGCAGCAGCCGCTGGAGCAGGAACAGCTGGTACAGCAGCAGCAGGAACAGCTGGTACGGCAGCAGCAGGAACAGCAGCAGCAGGTGGCGGAGCAACAATATTAGCAGCTTTACCATGGGTTGGTTTAGCTATAGCAGGAGGGTATCTTCTAAAGAAGATATTTGATTAAAATGAGTTTTGCTTCAGGATTTAAAGACGGATTTAGTTATTACTTATCTCTTGCAGAAAGAAAAGACGATGAAAAATTAAGAGCTGCCAAGCTTGAAACAGAAAGTTTAAGACAAAAAGCTTATAGGGCTGATTTAGAAGCATCAGAAGAAGCAAAAAAAGCCAGAGAATTCAAAGAGTCAGACATACCAGTTATTGATGGCAAGCAAGATCTTTCAGGTCTTTCATTGTTGCAAAGAGAACAACTATCTAAAACAAAAGCTGAAGAATACAATTTTAATGAAATACAGCCTCTAGTTAAAAAAGAAGCAGATCTTAAACTTAGCACAGCTCAAACAAAAAATACACAAGCTCAGATGGAGCTTGATTTGTTAGCACAAGGAATCCAAGACGAAGAAGATCAAAAATCTTTTTACAGGGTTGCAAATACTTATAGATTATTAAGTGAAGGCAGAATAGATCCTGTAGTTGCTGCAAGCTTTTTAGAAGAAGATCTTTTAACACTTAGAGATAATATTGATTTTACTAAATTCTTGGGAGATGACTACATGAAAGGCTGGCAAAGAATAACCCCTAAAATTGAGTCAGGTGACTTTGCATCAATCGTTGAGCAAGATTCAGATGTTTTAACAACGATATTTAAAGAAAGATTAAATTTATTCAAAGGCAAAACTTTTGTTGGTAAGGATGGCAGAAAAGGTATCATTAAAAATGTAGGCTTTTCTGGAGACTTTGATTCAATTAAAGATTCTGCAAACATGGTAGTAGGTGGAAATTTTGAAGTTCTTTTTGAAGATGGTGAACAACCAGAGACAGTTTTTTCATATTTACCAGATAACGCTTCAGCCTTAAAAGAAATTAAACAAGATCAACAAGCAGACGATGCTAAGGTTGTATCAGTCGCTGATGTTGTTGATAGAGTTTCTGCTGAAAAAGATTTTGCTATGTTTTTGGTAAACAACTTACAAGCCTATGAAACATTTAAAGTAGCTGCAAAAGGAGCAATATCTTTTGAAGGTCGAGAGCCAGACATCAAGGCTCAAGTAGACCAGTACTTTAAATTAAAGAAAAATGGCGAAACAAAAATAGGTACAATATTTTCTAATGCTGATAAAGCACGTGAAGAGTCAGTTGGATCAGAGAGTGCTTATTTAGAATCTTTGCTAAAACAAGAGCCAGCAGTTGTTTCAAAGTATGTTGTAAATGAAGGTACTGATCTTGTGCCAGATTATGTTTTTAAAGCAAGCAGTTCAATTGCAGACATTCAAGACGATCTTGTTAAAAAATATGCTGATCCTCAAAACTTATCAGCTGAGGTATCAAATGCATTTGCAACGTTTGGAGATCTCGCAGAAAGATCTGATGGAAGAAAACCATTTTATTTCTTAGATGGAGATTATTATCGTTTTGATACCAAGAAAACAGATCTAGATTCTCAGTTAGAAGAAAAATATGTTAATTTCGAAGCTTTAAAAAATATGGCTGAAGTAGGTTATGAGAGAGCAAATGGCGTAGGATCTTTTGATAAATTAACACCTGAGCAATATCTTGCTTTTATGACTTCATACTTAGAAGAACAGGAAAAATAGTGTGGCAAATGAATTTGATTTTAAAGACCCGCTTAAAGGCATTGAGCCTTTAGATCTTTCTATTACTGAAGAAGAGGAAGACAAAGAAGAAGAAATATCTGAGTTTGAATTTAAAGAATTTGATTTCCGCAATCCACTTAAAGGCATAAAAACTGGACTCCCTATAAGAGATGCTGCTTTAAGAGCTACAGAAGCAGCAATTGATATTACCGTCAAACCAATAGCTGGTGCTATGTATGAAGCCGAGCAAGTTAGACCCGGAGATTATTTTGCTTTTGGTAAATACCTTTTTGACAATGTTCCTAAAGGTATGGCTGTTCGTGAAAGATTAAGACAAACAGTAGAGTCTCTAGATTATCAACAAGACGAATACGCAGCTCAGATTGCCAAAGGCGAGAAAAAACTACCATCATATGACAAGTTTGACATATATAAAAACGCCAACATTCAGCTAAGAAACAAAGATAGATATAGTGAAGATGAAGAATATAAAAAGTCAGTAGATGCAAAACTTAATGAAGAGAAAAAATATTTTGATGGAGAGTGGTCCAAGCTAGAAAAAAGAATTAAGAACAAACAAAAAACAGCTGAATTAGGCGAGTATGGTAAAGCTCTTTCTAGTGGAGCAGAAAGTGCCTCAGTTATTTTTGGAGCACTAGCTGTTAATGCTGCAACAGGTTTCACTGCATCACCAGTTGTAACGGCTGGTACTCTGTCATACTTTGGAGCACAGACTCAAGCAGCAGAATACGCCGAAGCTAGAAGACAAGGTTTGTCTCATGATAAAGCCAAAACACTAGCAAACTTACAAGGAATATCTGAAGTAGCAACGGAATTGTTTCCAGTAACAAGATTCTTAAAGCCGTTTAATAAGCAAACTATAGGCGGTGTGTTGAAGGAAGGGTTAGTTAATACAGGAATAGAGGTTGGAACAGAGAATCTTAATTCAATGATCCAAGAACATAATAAAGTACTTTTTGGTTTAAGAACGGATCTTTCTGTAGCCTACGAAAATGCTAATAATCCCTTATATGAAGGACCAACTATTTCTCAAGTCTTGGTTGATATTGCAGGACACACAACACTATCGTCATTATTTGCTGCTGGATCACTATCGGCGGTTAGGGCTACAGGCGGCGTTGCCTTTACAGATGAAGTTAAAGGTTTAATTAAGTCTAATAAAGA